ATATAAGTAGTGTCTCAGTGCACTCATCCAGAAGTAAATGCGTAGTGTTTTCTAGAATAACCTCACAATGCTTCTGTCCTTTGAGAAATACATTCAGCCTTTTGCCAATAAGACCATGATAGTATTCATACTTATTATCATTATATGATCTGATCGTAGTGAATATATCACAATCCAGTTTGTTATTCCAGTTGTGCGAGAAACTGATTTTTGGCATACAATTCCCTTGATAAATGAATGAGCCTGCATAGAGCAAGGCTCACTCATTAGTAGGAGGTTAATCGTTGGTTTCTTCCTCAATTAATACAATCTTAGACCTGAAACTTCCATTCTTGGCCGTCTTCCCAGTGATGTGATACTTACCCAGCACCATATTCACCACACCATCCTTAGCAGTGGCTTTGATACGGGGTTGTATGATGTCTTTGTATAGCTTTGCGTTCTCTTTAGCTATGGTTTCGTCTTTGAAATAGGTGTCTAACTTGGCTTCGAAACTGGGGTCGTCTCCAATTTCTATCTCGACTCCGAAATCCTGGTCTGGAAGACATATATGGTTGAAAGCGCAGTTTTTACATGTATCCCTGTCATCAACACGATCAGGAATAGTTTTATTTGCGACATGTTTGTTTATCTCCTCACAGGTACGCAGACAGGCTTCAGCGAGTTCAAGATCCAACTCTACTGGAATTTGTTTTATCATGCCAGATGATTTATTCTTAAATATAAATAGAGCAGTGTCTATATTGTTGCCAAGCATGTACATTTGGATTTGGCCCAAATAAGCAGTAAGCCAGGGCTTCTTTTTGAAATCTTCAAGTGTATGAATACTTGAATAAATATTTGGGTGAGCGGACTTTATCTCAATAGGAACTGGAAGGATAATTTCTTTTCCGTCCTCATCTTTCACATTAAACATTATCTTACCATCTAGATGGCCCGAACACAATACTTCACCACTTCTGCCTTTTAATTCAAAAGGTGATTGGGCTTGTATAATTTCCCATCCGGCTTCAGCCAAGTCTTTGGTTACCTTTCCTTCTTGAAGATCACCTTCAGAAAAGATCATCAATGTAGTGGGCTCGTATAGTTTCTTCTGAGACCATTCCGTCCGTTCATAAACGCCTTTACGAACACAACCATTCAATTCCGGGACAAAGTATCCAATAGAAGATGAACGGTTCGTATCACAACGATACCTTTTAGATTTCTTGCGGTATGTTTCAACCACATCAGCACAGATATTGGGCAATTCAATCATGGTCACCTCCTACATTAGCACCCTTGGTAAATTCTGGCTCATCAGCATCATGGCTTTCCTGGTTAGTAACACGTTTTTTGAATTCATCATACTGCTCTTTCACCTTCGGGTAGATATTATCCACCTGGGCAGGAGAGACATAAGTAATCTTGGCTTTCCCGGGAACTTGCTTCCCATCCCTGCCTTTGAAACTTGTCAGGGCTTTCAGGGAGACACCAGCGCTGGTGCCGTGCATTTCCTCCAGCATTGTCCAAATCTCCTCTTTTTTGCTTTTGTCGGAAGTATCTGGTTTGCTTGGAGAAGATGCCGGCGGTGTGCGCGTTTGCGACTTACTCTTGTCATACTCAATCTTAGTGACATTTCCGCCTCTATTCTTGAGTGCGTCATTCACTTCATCCCAGGTAAAGGAAAGGCCTACCATGGACTTCAGGGCGCGGTTGAGAAAATTTGTCTGCGCCTTCTTTTTAATGTTCGTAATATCAACTTCGCTGAGAGGTAGGAAATATTTCTCCTTCTTGCCATCGATATACCGAGTTCTGACTCCAAAAAACGGATCTCTACTTGATCCAGTTCCAATCTCTTCAAGGGTGCTTCCTCTCCAGATGATAGTGCCCGTACATTCAATGATAAGAAATGGCCCATGTTCATCCTCCTTCAATGCTTCGGTGTATTTGAGACCCTGGTAGCTGACTCCAAATGCCCGGGCTATCCGAGCGGCACCAGACCACTGTAGGTAAGGCCTTCCATTCTGGTCTACCCAATCATTTTTATTGGTGCATTTTACAGCAATAGAGCGTAGTTTGGTTTCTACGGCCATGTACTTTTCAGCATCCCGCTCAATCTCATCTGGGTCTACCGTACCAGCTGCCAGGCTGAACTCTTGAGTTTTTATAGGTTGTGGAGTATTTAGAACTATTGCTGAATCTTGGTGTTCTATGCTACCAGTCTGGACTTCAGGTTTTTGGGGAAACTCGTTTGTCATTGATACCTCCTGTAATATAATATAGTAATAAACTAATAAATAAATCAATCCGTTTGTGAAGGATCTTGCAGGCCTCCGTAATCAATTGGTTTTGGGCCATGCTTTTCGCCTTTACGCTTTTTTTTGTATTTCCACTTCGAAGGGATCAACCAAGTTCTCTCACTCGCTTTATAGGCTCCTTCGATGCGATCATTTTGAAGGAGCCAATGAATAAAAGACCGAGACAGTTTGAACTTCTTTGCCACTTCTGTCGGAGTACTCATCATTTCGCGTTTGAGATTGTACAGGACATTCCCTGCTACTTCATGGAATGATTTCATAGAATCCTTTGCTTCATAAAAGAAATGAATTCAACTTCTAAAGCGTTCTGAAATTCTCTGGTACAATCCTGCACACCATATTTGATGTGAATGTATTCTTCCAAGATGGCTGATGTTACATAAGTCAGACCTTTTTCTAAACACAGTTTAGAGAGAATGATTATCTCTTCTTCGGCCAACCCCATTACTGTCTTATCATTGAATATAGCCAATTTAATAACATATGGGATATGAAAGTTCACGGATTTAAAAAAGTCCAGAGCTGTATTAATAACGCTGTTTTGAAGATTGTCCGGCTCAATATCCCGATACAATCCTGAAGAATAAACTTTGAATGCATTTGCCAGATTATGATTATCCAAACATGGTTTTATTGCATCATATACTTTCAAAGGAATACGATTATATTGTTGCTGTTCTTCCGGATTAAGCATGCCAGCATATTCTTTAGGTACAAACCTCAATTTAGACACAATTTCTTTGTGAGCATCAGACATATTATGAGTATATAAATCGGATGCACTAGAGAATTTACCTTCATAGCAGTCGGTATGCAAATTCATATATACATTTTTAAGAACCTCTTCATTGTCGCATTGAAACAAAAGCTTCCAAAGCTTTTCTTCGATCTCCCAATAATATTTGACAATTCGATTCTCATTTATGGTGATGTTATTAAAATCGTAATCATAAAGACTCTTTGACTTGGTATCATAGCAACGGATTCCTTTCCGATATATATTCAGCGTATTGTCTGATTTGGTCAGAATCTTTCCATACTCATTTTCAAAAAGAACTGTCTTATTGATGGAGAAATAGTTATCAAAATTGTTAAGAAAATCAACAGCTTCACGCTCATACCAAATATAGATATGAGTTTCATCTGGATGTGGCTCAATAGTATCTGTGATATCAAAGACACCATCGTCTTCATCGAGAGCATTACAATACAATTCTCTCAATGCTTGCCAAAACTTCCAATCTTTTCCCATCTCAGTAGTAATGGAGGTTTGTTGTCCATTAATTTCCAGTACATCAAATTTCTGGTTTCTGAAATTCATTGGCACAGTATGTATGGAGAACTCTTCCAGGCCGGAGAATATTTGAAACTGATAATTATTTCTGAGCAGATATGCCAGAGCATATTTATTACCACTTCCAAACATTCCAATCTTGGAAGAATCAAGAGTTTTGGTAGAAGCTCCAATTAAAGTCAGAGCTTTCACATCAAGCAAACCATTGTTTTTGATNTTGATATAACTCATCTCAACTCCACTTCTCTAAAGCATCATCTGCAATATTCTTCATAGCTGTAATACCATCAGCCATATCATCAGGGTCGCTATTTTCGCATACAGGATAGAATCGTATTTTTTCCATAGCATCAATTAATGTCAAAGCCTGCTCGCAGCTACATTTCTCAGTCATTACACTCCTTAGCTTCTGATTTTTCAGCCAATCTTTCACACCACGTTTCAATAGCAGATAAAGAACCAAATTCGT